TATTGTACGAACATTGTGTCAGTTCCTGTTCCGTCTACTGTCTGGCTTTTGTATCCTAACTTTACTATTCTGAATTGTGAGGTAACATCAGTTGCCGCAGAAAATGCTGTGTCTACTGTGATTTTTGTTGCTGTGTTTGCGGAGATTTGTCTGTACTCTCCAGAATTAGTCCCAGCATGAATCCACAAAACATAACCAATGTAATCGTCTACATCCATTTCTAAAGTTGTAAGTGATAAAGTAGTAGTCGAATAATCTCCGTCGGCTGTTCCGTTTTGTTCTATACTACCGAATTTGGTTTTGTAAACATCTTCGATTTCTTCCTCTGAGTATACTACAAAACTAGCTATCTGCTCGTCTGTTATAGGAGCACCTGTACTTGGGAAATTAATAGCTGCCTTTACTTCGCTTGGTGAACAATATGCCATATTACTTTCTTGTTTTATTAGCTTTCTTAGATTTAATTGGTTGTGCTGATAATTCTTTCTTCTCTGGAATAACTTGAACTTTAGTATCTTTTACTTTTCTAATCTTTTTAAGAGCAAGTTTTCCTTCAGAATTTGCTACTACTTCGTACTCTGGGTCAGCTTCAGCTACTATTGCTGGTCTATCCTCGAATGCTGTGGTTTTTAGTGCCATTTATTTTTTCCTCCTGTTTAGTTTATCAAAATGATAGAACTGAATTAATTTCATCCCAACTCCTACCAACACGGCTATAGCAATAATATCTTGGACACTTATATAATCATCTATCATACTAGCTCCTTCCCTCGCTCATCACGAGTATCCTTTACTAATCCGATAGGGGTTAAACTTGTCATAAATACATTTCCCTTAGCTCGGTTATCTTGAACGAACGAACTAGCCTTAACTGAATCCAAGTCATCATCAATAGGCTTAATCATTTTAAAGAATTTTCTGAAATATTTAATGTACTTTTGAGCTTTTGAATACAATTCATGGGAGGTATCTTTTTGGACATCAACAGTATGTTCCTTGTATCTGGTCATTCCTTTCAAATCAGCCAAGACTTCCTTGTAACCACATTCGTTGAATCCTAGATTGTACAATTTTAGTTCCCTGACTCTTAGCTTACACTTACCGTCAGCGTACTCTCTACCATTAAACGCTTTCTCGAACTTTTCGATATGCTCTGAAAAACCTTCAGCTAGTACTAATATATGTGCTATCGGAATACCTCCATAGCTTTTCGTTCTCTCATTAATTTTGCCTCAATTTTTCTATGACAAGATGGACATAGTGTAATCAAATTTTTTAATGAATTATCTCCAGAATCTAAAAATGGTTTTATGTGGTGAACATGGTGTGCTTTCTTGGTTTCACTCATAGTAATTCCACATTCTTGACATTTATAATCATCTCTTTTATATACTGTTAAACGAATTTTATTCCAATCATCTCCATATCTATCTGGTCCTAAAAACTTACTTCTACCATCAATATAATTCCACGAAGTTTTCCTGTACATTCCATTATTTTTACCTATGTTCTTTTTTGATATACTATCTTTATTTTCTTGTGTCATTTTCTTACCAACTCTAGCACAAGAATGCGAACAGAAAATACTTACTTTTTTACCATTATGAAAAATCTTATTACACTTCTTACAATTATGTTTATAACTTATCTTGTTACCCTTATTCCAAGGAATACATCCAAGTTTAAATGCCATTTTTGGCAATACCCTTATTCCACTTATTTTTTTAGTTTCCATTCTCTTGTGTTTTTGGATTTTAATTCTCTCGAACCTAATAATAAAAATAAATAAATTGGTTGTATATAATTATACAAATTCGCCTGCATCAGACCTACCGATTAATTCGATTACGTTGTACTCATCTGTAGTTGCTGTTACTAGCGTGACTACTAATGTCCCAGTTGTTACTGCTGTTGTATTTGCTGCTGTTACAATAACACTTCCGTCTGTTGTATGTACCCAGCCACTCACTGCTAGCAATCCATCTGCTGCAATTCCGTAATCAGCTAAAGTTATAGACAAAGTATCACCTGCGTCGGCAGTATTTGCTAAGGTAATCATTACTCTCTTCAAACCAGCGTTTGGTTCTAATTCCCAACTTGCGAGCTTAGATAGTGCTGCTACCATTATGCAAAAACTCCTAGCGTACCTCTACCAACTATCTCGATTACTCGAAAATCGTTATCAGTTCCAGCTGCGATTGTTACTGTCAAAGTTCCAGATGATACTGCTGTTGTATTTGCTTCAACTGTGATAATACTACCGTCTGCTGTGTGTACCCAACTATTAACTGCTAGTAATCCTGTCGCTGAAATTCCGTAATCAGCTAAAGTTATAGACAAAGTATCTGCTGCATCGGCTGTGTTAGCTAATGTAAATAATACTCTCTTGATACCTGCATTCGGTGATTCCTCCCAGCTTTCTAATTTTGTTAGTGCTCCCATTTTTTTCCTCCTGTTTTGGATTTAATTTTAGTATGAACTATGCTTATCTTTATCCCACTATCTGAGCTTACATCTATCCTACTTATTGTTATTGCCATTTTATCCTATTGAATTTATCTGAATATTATTAGTGCGCTTGCTGCTGTTGTTGTTGCGCTTGAAAGTGTGATTGTATTTGTAGTAATATCACTAACTACATTCGCTACACCATCTGCATCAGTTGTTGCATCACAGAATAGAACTTCACTTGCGTTAGTTACTGCCCACTTGTCGTCTGCTGCTCCGTAAGCACCACTATCAATGAATCCTAACTTTAGCCCTGCGTTGGTTGCTCCGCCTAATTCTGCTAACCTTACCGCTACTACATTTGTTGTTGTTGTCATTTTGTGTTTCTCCTATTTAGTTATCTGAATATGATTAATCCACTTGCTCCGCCTGTTGCGGCTGATGTAAGCGTTAAAATGTTTGTGGAAATAGTGACTTCTTCTGCTGTTCCTGCTGAGTCATCTTTTATTAATGCTAACAGAACTTCTTTGGCATTCTTTACTGTCCAAGTATCGTTTTGTGTTGCCTTTGCTCCACTATCAACAAATCCGATTTTGATTCCTGCATTGTTAGCTCCACCTAGTTCTGCTATTCTTCCTGCTGTTACGTTTGTGTTTACTGCTGTCATTTTGTTTTCTCCTATTTAGTTTGAAAGTTCGTATCGTGAACAACTCGCCAATCAACACAACTGATTGATACTGGGTTATTTTTAAGCCAAATAACCAAACTTAGATTTTTAGTACTTAAGCACTAATCTCAGTAATACTTGAACAAAAGGCAGTATTCTTAATAATAAGAGCTTCGTAAACCTTCAACATGAACTTCTCTGAATCGTTAGTTTTTGCTAAGTCTTCGTAAGTTACATCTTGTAAAACTCTCATCTCTACAACACTCATATCCAAAAAGTATATTGCTTTTTCGGCTGTTGTGTTAGATAGATACATACTTGGGATAACCGGAATCTGTCCGACCATTGTATTAAGAACAATCGTACTGAATCCCCAGAACACTTCTTGTGTTGGTTGCATATAACCAATCTTAGCTGTTAGTAATCCAAGCAAGTCTGTAAAGACTGCTGAAGAACATACTGCCAAGTTAGGTCTACCACCATCATCGAATGCGTACTGGATAGCTGTGTCAATATCATCTAGCGTCATAGCTGATGTATTTTTATCTACTGTATTAGTAGATGACATTAGCTTAACAATTCCTGAGAACTGTGTTGCATCTGTAGAAGCATCACCGTTTACAATCAAACTCTCTTCTTTTTCTCGAATCTCTCGAGCTTTTACAAGAACTTCTAATTGTTTGGCGTTAGTTCCAACTGCATCTCCAAATGGGCCTGTTGCTCCACCTGCGGAAGTTAAACCTCCGAGTGTCCAACTAGGCATAGCTGCGATTGCTGGTCCTGTTACTCTACCTACTGCATAAATGAATTTCATAGCTGTAGATTTCCTATCGTATGTAGTGTTAGTTTCAGATAGAGCTGCGTCCTCTATTGCTGTTACTGCACCACCTTTAGCTGTAAGTTGATTATAGTCGGCATACATTCCCTGATTAGTAACTCTAGGGACTAGCTCTACTAATGGCGTATACTTCCTTGTAACATCAACTATTCTTGGGTCTACGAAGATTGGAACCATAGCGTATCCTGCTGTTCCATTTCCACCGGCTGTGGTAGATAGGGCTTTCATAGCAATATCGCTGTGTTCAACCTGCATAGCTTCCAAAGTAGTTGAACCACTGTACTCAACACCTTTCATCATAAATCCTGCTGGATTAGAGTAAATGGTGTGGTTTGGTGTGTTCAAAAAACTTACTGCGTAATTTCCTTGTGACATATTTTTTCCTCCATTGTGATTTAATTGCGTTTTTTAGAGTGTTCTTCTCCGTTTTTTAGAGTTGCATCTCTGTTTTTTAGACTGTTCTGTCTACCTGATTAAACTCAGCATATCGACGCTTTTGGCTTCGACTACTGGTTGTTCAGAGACTGTGCTTTTGAAAACTGGACTTTCCTTTAGTGTTTTCAATTCAGATGCTTGAGCTTCAACTTTAGCCTTTAGTTCTTCAACTACTTTAGCTAATGCTTTTTCCTCAACTGTTTCTTCAACTACTTCCGCTACTGCTTCTGGTTCTGCGGCAGGTTCTGGAGTTGCTTCAACAGCTTCATCTTTTACTACTGGCTCAACTGGTGCTTCGACTGGTGTCTCTGCCTCAACTGGCGCAGTTACTTCTTTTTCTGTTTCTTCCATACTTTTTTCCTCCATTAATTTAGTTAGAAGTTTCTTTGTTACTAGGACTTTCTCTTCCTTTGTGTCTGCGATTGCTTTAAGCATAATAGCTTTCATGTTGTGTCCGGTCATAACTGCTCCCTGATTTACAGGAGTTCCAGTAAGTGCAACATTCAATAATTCTAGGTCTTCGATTAACCTAACTTTAGAATCACCCATTGCTTTCTCAACTGTTCTTAGTGGTTTGAATGCGATAGAAAATGCGTTAAGAAATCCGTCTTGGATGCTTCCCCAGAGTGCTTTATATTTTGGAGAGTTAGAATTTAACTTACACTTTACCCATAAGCCTCTGTCATCTACTTTAGCCTCGATGATTTTTCCTACTGGTAGAATTGTATTGTCGTCTCTGAATGCCTCGTGTTCATAATCTAATGTAATATTTTTCTCTGTTATTTGTCTAAGCATAGACTTCATTGCGTTAGGAGTTACTAGGTCATTATACAAATCAATCTCTGGTACAGAAATGTAACCAGTCACGTAAGACTGTTTGTCTCCTTTTAATCCAACAGAGGTGTAAGTAATCTTATCAGTATTAAAAACATAATCTACTTGAGAGTCTAACTCGTGCATTAATAATTCTTGCGTGCTCATAAAAAGATTTAGAACAAATTACTTTTAAAACCACCGAGTTATTATTCTAGTTTCTCTAATTCTTGAATAGCGCCAATAGTAGCTATTAAGTTTTGTTTTGTTTGTTCCAAACCGTTCTGAATTTGTCCTAATCTTTCTTGTAACTCATTTCTTTTAATGGTTAATTGACCTATTCTAATTTGAATCTTAGACTTTGGTTTTTCAGTTGGTTTAGTTGTTTCTTTTTTCATAATATAATAAGTTTTAATAAGTTTTTAAACATTTCTGATTAAGCCTTTTTCTTATACCAGCTTGGATAGTCACCCATCAAGTCATCATATACAGCAACTGGCAAAGTTAAATCTCCAGTCTGATAACGAATGCATTCTTTATATTTTCCAAAACATTTCCACTCGTACTCGGCAACCCAACATTGTTCGGCGTTTCTTGTTCCAAGCAAGTGAGGGCATTGGTCATTCATTCGCCTACTCATTTCGGCAAGACTATCTATCTCCAGCTTTGACATCTTTTTCTTTCTATCCTGTTTTTTCTTTTTTCTACTCATCTAATATTAATTCAATCTGAACCCTCAAATTTTCTTTAGCAACATAAGGCTCTAATGTTCTTCTGAGACTTTGCCGAGTTAAGCACTTCGTTCTAAACGAGCACGTACCCGGACTATACTTTCTGCAAACATCAAAATATTGACATTCTAATTTTTCCAAAGGAAAGTTATCACTTATCCAAGTTTTCATTAGCAGTCTACCGAGTCTGCGAACCAATTAGTCTCTTCTGGAACGAAGTCTTTTTCTAATATAATTCCTTCTGAACTAATAAGCCCGGCTTCCCATTCGGACATCTTACTTTCTTTTACTTTTTGATAAGCGAACTTAATTGCGTTCATATCTGTTTTTTCTAATTCTATCAAATCAAAATCAACTTGTATGCTCGTTCTTCCTTCTAGCATATTTTGACGATTAACTGCGTGTTCTTTATCAGAGAATGGTGCGATACAGACTTGCTTTGTTACAACGTCACAATTAATTATTTTCCAATAATCTGCTGTGATTCCGTTATCTAATATTTTTTCTTTATTTAGTGCCATTATTTTTTACCTCCAATTATTTAGCTGATACTGTTCGGCTTCCCAATGTGTTTACTTGGTAATGAATCCCAGCAGTTGAAATCAAAGCATCACCTGCATAGGCATCTCCAGTCGCAGCAACTCTTTCTAGTGTGAAAACGAATTGGTCTCCAATATTATAATTTGTTCCTGTTATTGCGGTGAAGTCTGAACGTACGGCTTCATATTGAGTGTCGAAAGGAGTGTCTGGGCTGTCGATAATTGTAACAGCGTCTAGGGTTTGTCCGTCTCTTAGAACTGTATAAGTTAATCTCCATTGAACATTATCAGTCCCGCTTGGCGCAGTAATTCCTTGCCAATGCACATGAAACGTGAAATCACTTCCTTCTTTATAATCGTGTTGCATTTCAAACCCACCATGAACTTTCTCTCCAACGGCAAAGCCATAAGTTTCGATGTTTGTGTCAGTTCCAGTCTCATCGACAAAAGAAACAATATCAGGCTGACTTGAAGAAGGTCTTGATAATAATGCTGAGCCTAAATTAATATCTTTCCATGCAATCGCACTCCC